TCAAACAGCTGGTAATGTCAATATCTGCCCAACATGAATCGTGGTGCTTGTGATCTTCGACAGGCTCATGATCTCCCTGTACCGTGATCCGGATCCGAGATACTTTGCAGCAATATCCCAAAGTGTGTCACCTTTTTTGACCGTGTATGCCTTTGTCTTCTTTGATGCTTCGTTTGCTTTCGCATTTGTGCCCGGGATACTAAGTACCAAGCCTGGATGAATCGTTGCACTTGTAAGTGAGTTTAAACTCATGATCTCTCTATATCGTGATCCTGATCCGAGGTACTTCTCTGCAATATCCCAGAGCGTGTCGCCTTTCTTTACTTCTACAGTCTGGTATCCGGTATCATTATCTTTTATATCTGCTTTAACATTGTCGACATATGACGGCACACCATATCCTATAATGTACTTATCATCAATCCGATATATACGCTCATGCACAGCATCCGATGTATTTCCCTCAACTGTATATATATAAGGAGGACATACCTTTGTAACTATTCCGACATGTGACGGATCCGTCAGCTTGTGAGCTTTTGAAAAAAATACCGGAATTCCGGGAACTGGTGTGTATGTGCCACCATAAGCCTTTGCATTCTTCCATTTTCCCTGCTTGATGAACCATTTCATTCCGGCAGTACATGATGCAAATCTTGAGACAACATCTTTTGCGATTCCGCATACGATCATAACCCATGTAACAAATATAGCGCACCACGCAACATCCATTCCGAATGTTGAACCTGTCGCTTCGTTATATATTTTAATGTACTTATCATCACCATCCGGCTCACATGTTCCAATCTGGCTCTTCGCTGTGCTTATAATCTTGTCAACAATACTCATATTCTATTCCTCACTTTCTGATTTTTTCTGCAATATATCAATAGCCTTAGTAATAACCGCCGGGAGTGGTACACCCATAAGACCAGCGTTCTCGACAAGTGATATCAGTTCGTTCGCAATGAATGCAATGATCACCGCATCTCTGATATAGTTTGTTCCGATAATCAAATCAAGCCTGTACGACACAAGAACAAATACAAGCGTCATGCATTTACGGCATAACCCTTTCCAGCACGTCTTGCTTTCAAGGCTGCCGGTGTCCGTTTTTCTGCTCTTGTGAAACACTCCTGCGACCACAAGACCTGATACATAATCAAGCCCCATGAAAATCAAAAGAGACACCAGTCCGGTGTCCCATCCTCCAAACAATGCTGCTATTCCGGAGCCAACCGCTCCGATCATTGTACATATAAACTGTTTCATGTTTTCATTCTCCTTTCTATGATCCGATCATTCCGCCACCGGGGTTTATAATACTTCCACCAGATTCTATCTTGATTTTTGCAAGATTAATAAATCCGTCATGCAGAGATGCTACAAGCGGATCAAGTAACTTTCTTACATCCGCTATTGTTGACACTTTTGTTTCATCCGGCAGTAACGGCAATGACATTACACCTGCTATATTTGTGAACTCTGCACTGTATTTGTTATCAACATTCTGTAACTTTAATACATCTGCAGACACTGTGTTGATGCTTTCCTTAACATTATTAATGTCTTCAGTATGTTTGTCAGATAAGTTCTTTATAGAAGCCTTTACGGATTCTATATCTGTGTTTACAGCATTCAGTTTATTTTTATTATCATCTATACCTTGTGAAAGTTCAGTATCTTTTTTTGACAATAATGATATGTCACTTTTTACTCCATCAATAGCAGATGTTCTTGCCTGTGTCTCCTTATCAACAGCATTTTTTATATGATCATCCGTCTCTGCCTTTGTGTAAACCGATGACAGCCTTGAATATAATATCTCAAAAAGAGGTTTTACTGTTCCTATATTAATACCATTGATATTAATCTCATACAGTGGGAAGGTATCTTCTGCTGCTCCCCAATATATACTTCCTGTCGGATATTCTGGTGTTGCTGCTGTCCCTGCAGATGGTGTACCTTTAATTACTTCAAGTGTTACATTTTCAATGCCAGTGTCTTTTTTGTACTTTGCTACAATAAGATCTTTCCGGTTGTATCCTTGACTGCCGCTGTCAATCGTAAGATCGTCATAATCTCCTGCAGGGATCCGAGCATGGCACCCTTTCATAACCAGATCACCACAGGATACTCTTGCAGTATTGACATCGACCATAGTCAACTTGAACATATCTCCAACCGGCAGTACATAACTATCTTTTCCAAATATTCCAAGATTCAGCGCTCGGTCATCATCTGCCGTTACATGATTTACTCCGGTTTTTCCTGTTACTATTTTCATTACTTATCCTTTCCGTGTAGCATCACCTACACTATATGATATATCAACTGTATCATCATCTAACTTGACTATTATATTTGTGATACTGCTTATTACATAGGAATCTGTCACGCTTTCATATCCGCCAATTATATCACCTATATGTTGCTCAGTATCACTGCTTGTAACTGCAAATGCATCAGCTCCTATTAATTCCTGCAATCTCTCTGTTCCACCAGAGACAAGGTCCTCATCAGATTCTGCAGATGTGTTCTCATAAGTACTCACATATTCTTCCACTCCATATAGGCTTTGAGATGTACTTATATACCCATTTGCATCAGCATATAAATGCACTACAGTTCTATCCTGAAGTTCTCCTTTACCAAGACATATAAGATGATTTACACCTCTATATGTCTTCTCAATAGTGAAATTAATATCGTTCTGGTTGTATTCTATCCGGTCGGAATAATCAACTAACGGCACATATGATACATGAACTATTCCATTTTTAACGATTAAGTACAAATTCATACCTATAGCTTTACCAAGCTTAACTAACCCGGTATATAGATCTATGTATCGGTCAAACCGAAATGTTTTTACTGTGTATCCAATACGTTCGGCAGCAAATACCGCTGACAGTCCACATAAATTTATAAGATCCTGAATAATGTTTCCAGCATCTCCTGATACAATCCGATAGGCTGCCCCAGACGGAGGCTCTATGATCTTACTCATAAGTACTCCCCTGAAACTTCTGCCTGAATATCTGATCTCATTATTCTCCGTTATCACTTTTACGGAATCTACAACACCACCATACTCCGTATCATTGACATACCACCAATAGCCTCCACGCATGACATTATTCTTAATACCAACTGTGATCTCAAAATTCTTCTCATTTGCAATATCAAGATCAATATTATAATGATGCAGGCAACCTTCATCATTAAGATTTCGGTCTGTATAGATCACATCCAAATCGGTTCACTCCTTTCAGCTTTCAAAAGCAAATCAAAATTAAAATCCGCATTCCAATATATAGCCTGTTCTCCGGATTTAATTTTGTGAAATATATCATTCTTTCTGTCTCTGAATCGGAATATATTTACAGTTGCTCCATTCGTTTTATACAGCCTTATAGTCTGCCGTATTGAATCAATCTCTACTCTTTCACCAGCCTGAATAGTATAGTTTAACGCATATATATGACCACCTATTGATATAGCCGGATTCTGCGCATATCCATAGATGGTCATAATAAATTCTGCCTCATTAAAATTACTATTTGCAAACTGTGTAGCATTCCCTGGTGAAGCGGAATAATCATATTCATAACCATATGAATACCCACGTCCACTATCGTCTGATTCTATCGTTTCATATCGATACTGGAACAATTCATCTTTCACCCATGTATCTGTAATTGTTACAACCTTTAAAGATAACTTTGTATATGGCCCTGCCAAATACTCTGACTTATCACTTGCGTAAATAAAACATTCAAGGTAATAATTGCCAATATACAGTTTTCCAGGCACTTCATTGATGATATCCTGTTCAAACAGTTCAAACATATCATTCTTTACATTCCTGCATATCCTCGGAGTCGGGCAACAAATAGTGATCGGAAGCGTCTTTTCTGTAATTTTCTTTCGAAAATTCTCCACACTTTTCCGATCACTATCATAGATCCACTGATAGTCTCGAAGGTCATTTTCATTTGCAAAGATATATTTCTTTCCAAATTCAAGAACATTCCCCTGACTATTTACATATTTTATATTCTCAAGCATATGTTCTCACCATCCTTCCAAATACTCTACCATCAATCTTAAGCTTCGTGCCTTCTGTAAGTGCTCTTACCATGTATTCATACATATTTTCATCAATATGTCTTACCACATCAAGAATCAAATACAGAACCTTTGATAACTCTGATTCATTGTCTACTGTTCTTCCTGTTGCTGCTGCCATCTGATCTGCTACCTTACTGATCCATTCTGTATTCTTCTCAAGCGGCACAACAGCCTCAGCTCCATTACCTTCAAGTATACCGACCTGACCTTTCTTAAGTACACCACCTTCTGCAAGCTGTGGTGCATTCAATTTATCAAGCTTATTAATTGATACTCCCGGAATCGCATTAATAACGGATATACAAGCATTGATTGCAGATATAAAACCATTAATGATCTTTGTCGCTGTACCTAATATGCCATTGATAGCTGCTGTAACGGCCCCCTTGATGCCATCTGCGATAGCTGTTCCGACCTTGGAAAAGATATCCTTAATCTTCTGCCATGTATCTGAAAAGAACTTAACCATCGGTGAAAATGCATTCTTGATACCAGCCCAAGCCTTGCCGAAAATACCACTAAACCATGTGCCAACAGCTGAGAATATTCCCTTGATGCCGTTCCATATTCCGCTGAAGAAACCAGTAACAGCAGACCAAACACTCTTAATTCCATTCCACGCTGTTGTAAAGATGCCTTTAAAAAACTTTCCTACTGCTGCAAATGCTGATTTTATACCATTCCATATGCCTTTAAAAAAGGCAGGTGCTGCATTCCAGACTTTCTTAATGCCTTTCCAAGCCATTGAAAACGATTTACGACAGTTGTTGATAACTGCCATAATTGCAATAATCGCCGCTTCCAATGTGATCTCAAGCATCTCGCAATACCATTCAAGTATCGGTTTCAGCACTCCGAGTATCTCTTCTGATATCAGACTTATCACCTCAACGAGCGGAGGCAGGATCATATTGATAAGTTCCATTAATGGATCCAATATCATTAAGATCAGATTTATAATTGGATTAAGCAGATCAAGTATTGGTTGCAATAATTCCAGTACCGGTTGCAAAATTGAAATCAAAATAGGAAGAATCTGCGACACTATCTGCACAATAGGCGGTAAAAGCATATCGATCAAATTCGTAAGCGGTGGCAAAATCGTTTGAACTATCTGCAATAATGGTGGTAACAGTGTATTAACAAGGGATAATATAGTAGGCAAAATAGCTTGCAAAGTTCCGAATATAGACTGTAATGCAGATGTAAGTGTCTGCCCCAGCTCTCCACCTATACCCGGCAACAAGGTTTCAAGTATGCCAGGAAGGTTATTCACCAATTCGGACAGCAACGATGTTGCGCCCTGTATAAGTGATGGCAGTATCTGTTCTATAAGTGGCGGTATATATGGTGCCAATTTCTGTGCAAGACTTGATATACCTGTAACTATCCTTGGCAGTGTGTCTGCTATTCGTGGTACAAGGTTATCAGCTACAGCCATCGCAGAATCAACAAGGTTATTGATCAGCACTCCCATGTCCTGTGATGGGTCGGCCATTCCTGTGAGCAGATTAGCCCATGCGGACTTCATCATGCCAATAGATCCCTGTATTGTAGTGGCTGCTTCTTTTGCGGTGGTTCCCATAGCTGCAAGAGCCTCTTCCTGCGTCATAGTTCCATTCTTCACTGCCTCAGCCGCTTGTTCAGCAGTGAGTCCAGATATTCCCATCTCGACCTGAACGGTGTGAATAGCCTCAATCATCTTATCGAATGACACACTATTGACGTTATCTGCAGTCACAGTCATGGTGTCACCAAGTACACCAGAATCATTGATAAGCCTTGCCATCTCGGACGCAGTACCACCATAGCCAAGCTTGAGATTATCTAACATCGTGTAGTTTTGCTTAGCAAAACCCTGATATGCATTCTGTATAGATGCCATATCAGTTCCCATCTTGTTGGCATTATCAGCCATATCTACAATAGCTGTGTTTGCAGTTTCAGCCGCCTTTTCCGTGTCATCGCCCAATCCCTGGAGCAGCGACGCTGAAAAGCTTGTTACAGTGTCCATGTACTCATTCGCCGACAGTCCCGCCGTCTTATATGCATTATTTGCATACTCAACTACCTTATCTGAACTGTCCTTGAACAGTGTCTCAACGCCACCAACAAGCTGCTCGTAGTCCGAATACTGCTCTACTGCACTCTTTGTCATTGCAGTTAAACCAGTCGCCACAACGGTAGCTGCGACTACTCCAATCTTAGCCGCCGCTACTGATACTTTAGCTAGTGCTTTTACTGATGTAAGAGCACCTTTACCTATGGCTGAAAACATTGACTTCATTTTAGCCTTGATATCCACTGTCTTCTTTCCAGTCTTATCAAGGTGCTTGTCTACCTTCTTGTGCGTCTCACCAGCTACATATCCAATGTCTGCATAGGCTTTCTTCATAGCTTCAGATGCACTCATCCCCTGTTTTCTATACTCTGCTGCAGCTTTTCCCACATCACTTTTTAACTGGTTGACTGTCTTTCCTGATTCGGCTGCTATTTGTGACAAGCTTTTACCTGTATTAGCATTGCTTTCCGATATCTCCGAGTTGCTTTTTATAGCGCTTCTGCCTATAGACTGGAATATCCTACTCAGCTTACTTTGCGTCTTCTCAGCAGTTTCACTTGTCTCATTTAAACTTTTCTTAGCCTCATCATTTTTTATGGCAATCTTTCCCAGTATCTTAAATACTTCCAAAAGGGTCTACCCCCTTTCCTCGATAATAAAAAATAGAGACACACGTCTGTGTGCCCCTATGGTTTGAAATTCTCTATGATTGACATAGAATCCTTTATGGTTGTTTCAAGTTCGTCTCTGCTTTCAAATGCCCCTGATCTGGCCGGCTGTGAATTGCCACCTGATGTGCCATACAGCCTTGCCTTGAAGTCATTGAATGATATGTTCTCCCAGCACTTATGGATATACATATCCCAGAGCTTATCATCATCGTCAAGACGCACAAACGTGCATACAAACTCATCAAAGCTCTGATTGTCTATCATCGTATCAAGCAGAGTGTACGGATCCGCATATCGTTTAAATATGAGATCCATGAACTTGAGATAGCCTACTGTTTCTTCTCGAACAATCTTGAAACAACCTTGATAAAATCCGTAAAGCCCGGAAGAGTGACTGCATCATATAACATCTGTGTGAATACAGAGAGATCAAGATCTGCTATCTCATCCACAGTCATTCCTGACAGGTGTGATAAGCAGACAAATACCTCACGCTGACAGTCTGACAGCTTAGTCAGAATCACATCTGCAAGCTCGAATGCAAGACCAATACCCACATTCTCGAGGAACTTCGATGTGTCCTCATCATCCTCGCCATCACCAGCAAGCTTCTCACGTTCTTTTGCAATAAGCTCTTTGAACCCATTGCCGCTGAATGAATCTTTGAAGTCTTTTACCCCCAGCTTGCTGAACAGCTTCAGGAATGCAGCTATATCTGTAGCCTTTGGATTTCTAAGCGTATATGGTTTGATCTCCTGCACATCTTCTGTTGCCTCGGCATCTTCTACTACTTCTGCCTCTTCAACTACTTCAGCATTCTCTACTACTTCTATATCTTTGTTCTCTTTTATCTCGGTTGTTCCCATGATTATCTCTCCTTTTCTATGTCAATTAGTCTGTTGCTTTTGTACTGGAATCTATAGACTGCTGAACCTGCTCCGTTGTCGTGCCGGTAGGCAGATAGATGTGGTATGGCAGTGTATCAGCTGCTGGTGACAGATCCGCATAGCACTCCATTGTCAGCGCAAATGTGCCATTCTCCTTGTTCTTGCCCTCTATCTCAAGGCCTGATGTACAGAGAGCATTGTCAAAGATCACGATAACAGGACGACCATCTAAGAATCTTCCAATATATCCAAAGTTTTCGATATAATCATCCTTTTCAATTCTTGCCTTGGATTCGATCACATCATATCCTTCCGCTGTTGATGTGCCATTCTGCCCGATAATAGCCATCTTGATCGTCTCAGGCGACAGCTCCACCATGTTAGTATCCATCTGTGCTGTCTCGCCAGTTTTAACCGTCAAATCCTTAACCTTAACCACTGCTCCATCTACTTCAATATCCTTAAGTTCCGGCTTGATTGACAACTTCGTACCGCCGGATGTCGCACCAATCAGAGATTCAGCAAAGTTCCAAGTCTTCTTTGATGTGTCATACTTCAAACCTTTGTGAATTGTTCCAGCACCAAACACTATGTTCTTCGGTGTCTTGCTTGTGATACCTGATGACTTGAACTCTTCAAAAGTTAATGTTTCTGCCATGTTATAATCACCTTCCATTCTTATATTCTTTAATCGTCAAATTGATCTGTATCCGTTTGAGGTCTGCATCCCCTGTTGGCACTGGTGACGCATTCCCATAAAAAACGGCAACCCCCGCACCACTTGCAAGGATTGCCGTTCGTTCAATATTCTGTTCTATCTTCTGCTTGTACTTCTCCAGGCTGAACCATGAGCCTCTTGTGAATCCATCTATGATGAATGTTATTTCCTGACATCCATCCTCTTCAGGAGTATCACCCTCGGAGTATTCACCAACAAAATATGCCTCCGGCGGGTCATCCTGCCACTCCATAAATGCATATGGTATCTCAAGTTCATCTGTGAGTACACTGTTGATATATGATAATGTCTCTGTCGTCATTCGTCATCACCACCTTACTCACTGAACGTCTGATTGAGAATAGAGCCAAGTCGCTTGATGATCTTGCTCTTGGTCTTGTCAAAGGCTTTCTGTAAAGGTCTGAGAGGTTTCTTACCATAGGTAAAAACAGCTACTATATTTCCTGCCTTATCCTTTTTTACCTTACTGAATTTGCTAGCTTGTTTTAAGCTCATTCCATCAGGTCCCACAGGAGCCCACCATCCGCCTTTACGACCATTCTTTTTCAAAGCATATTCGCCTGTGCCGTATTCTTCCCAGATAGCATTCTCCCTAGGATTTCCAATTACAGCCTCGCCCTTATCTTCATCGACATAGTGAGTCCATTCGCCTTTGGTGTGACCTGTATCAACTCTTGTCTGTGCTATCTTGGTCTGAGCCTCAACCTCTACAGCAGCTTCGTACAAGAAGGCTACAATCGAATCATTCAGAGCCGCCTCAACCTTTATTCTGTTGTCTGTGAACTCCACATTTCCCATTACTGACCTCCTGTATATTTCAGATATATCTCAAGCTGCTCATGCATGCCCATAGGATCATCAATAACCATGATGTCATATACTCTGCCGTCAATCACCATGCGGCTATTCTCAGTCTTGATCATATCACTGAGCTGTTTATAATCAGCCACGAACATATGCGTGGATTCCTGCACCTTGGCATTGTATGTTGTGTACTTACTGTCACCGCCCGAGAGGTCAAGCCAGCCGGTCAAGGTATCTTCTGACACCCATGCAACTTCCTGTTCACCTATCTCGTTTCTGGTTATGCTCTTGATATGTATATCAGCAACTGCATTTCCACCTATTCCTCTCATATTCAAAACCTCGCTTTCATATATGGCCTTAAAAAGCCAAGAAGCGACTTTGGATATCCCATGAGGGAATTGTCGCCATCCATGTTGAAATAGGTCACAGAATGCCTACTTATGGTCTCGGACTGTACACCAACCTTATCCCGGTTGTTCAGGTCCCATGAAAGCATGTTGGCTACTCCAAGCTTGATATCCATCGGATATACTATCTTTGTCACCATGGCGACCGGTTCGCTTACAAGCTCCTCATTCGCCTCTATATGTCCATTGTCCATATCCACAGCTTTGATGGTGTACAAGCCATCATTGTAGTGTGATTCTGATACCTGTACAGTGTCACCAGCCTTGAACAAATCAGACGCATACTGGAAACCTGTAGCAACGTCCACCGGTGCAATAAACCGCCTGTTTCTATCCTGAAAGTTATTATTTGTATATTTTCTGATCAGGAGTTCCAGTGCCTGAAGCTTTGCTTCAAGCACCTTATCCTTTACTGCACCAGTATCAACATACTCTTTCAGTTCATCAACAGTCATGATCATATGACCACCACCTTACTGTGCTGTAACTGTATAACCATCATGCTCCATGAACCAGTCTGCCATACGCTTAGATGTGATCTCTGCTTTGCCGTTTGCAAACTGCACACCACCGGCACCGATTCCGCAATATGATGGATTTCCATTTACTGATACAATCCATTTTGATTCCTTTACTGCTGCCATATCCTATCTCACCTATCCTTTCTAACTTACGCAATCTTGATATTACGAAGCGCACCTGCATGCTGTGTATTCTTCAGAACTGTAGCTGCGATCATCTCTACTTCAGCATCCTTCACTGTTCCAGGCTTACTGAAATCAGGCAGATACTGATCAATAACTGAACCACCATTCAGGCTGATTCCGTGGAATCCATCGTTTACATCAAACTTGACTGCATAGATATCTGTAAGACCTGTTGTTTCTGTCTGTTCAGATCCAAGTTTTCTCTTAAGGCCTTTCTTAACAACAGAATTTGCAACAGCCGATCCGCTTGATACTGTGTAATGATTCTGCATATCGATAAGCTTCACTCCATCAATCGTAGTAATACGCTTTCCGAATGCTTCCTCACTCTCTGTCCTGTATCCAAGGATACGTGCTACAGTCTGAATCTTTGTGATCATCTCTGTGTTTGTAAGCACTGCATCAGCATCTGTAGTCTTGATAAGGAGACTCAGAGCCTCATAGAACTCATCAGCGTTTGCTTTGAGTGAAGTGATAGATGAAAGATCAATAGCCTTGTCTGTGCCGTACTCTGTCGTTGTTCCGGCGATCATAGAATCAAGGCCCTGAAACTCCGGATGATCACCAGATGCTGTTGTGGTTGCATCTCCATTAATCAGCGTGTAGTGGAATAAAGACACGATTGCCTTGATATGTTCCTCGATCTGATATGCCATGTTGTCAAAGTTACCAGCAACCTTGTTGAGCACTCTGTCCATCTGAACTGCTCCGCCCATGATCGCAAGATTTGCTTCGCACTCCTGCTTTGTAGCTGCCGATGCAGTATAAGAACCGCCTATCTTTCTAAACTCCGCTGTAGCTGGAAGTACCTTTCTGAGATACTTATACTTCATTGTTGAGCCACCGCCTGATGCTGATACACAGTCATCAAATGTCAGTGACTGTAATACTGTTGACTGTCTAAGAAAGATATCCACAATCTGTGAAAATACCTTGTCACTCATACCTTTCTTAAGTTCTTCTAATGTCATTGCCATAGTTTTCACCATTCCTTTCTTTACTGGTTATTATTTGCATTTTCATACTGCTGTTTTAATGCCTCTGCAAGAGTTTTCGGTTCGCTGTTATTTGCGCTCGGATCACCCTTCTGAAGCTGGTTTTCAAGGATGTTCTTCTGGTTACTTCCAGCACTTTCAAACTGGTTCGGAAGCTGTGTCTTGAGATCTGTAAGCATGCTATCCCATCCTTTGATGTTGCCATCATCGTCCAGTTTAAGCTCCGTATTCTTTTCTTTCAGGTTTGCCTTTAATTTGTAAGCAACATAATCAACATCACTTACATGAGCAGATAATAACGCAACCTTAATAGCTGAATTAACTCTCGTTTCCTCAAGTTCCTGCTGCAGTCTTGTATTTTCAACTTCATAAGTAGAAATCTTCTGCTGCATCCCTTCATCGCCTTTAGATGCTTTTTTCAGTTCCTCAATGAGCTTATTTGCATTGCCAATCTCCGTGTCTTTGCCGGTGATCAGTCCATTGAGTTTTTCAAGCTCGGAATCATACTTCTCTTTGCTGACGTACTTGCCCTCGGACAGATCTGTATATCTTACATGCTTGAGTTTATCCGTCTCTGCGCTGTTCTTCTCGTCAATCTTTGCCTGTACCTGTTTGTACAATTCTTCTCCTAACAGTTCCTTTAATTCCATTGTTCCATCCTTTCTTGGCTTTAATCGTAGCCACACATGGCAGTTATCACTCTTGCCGGAGTTATTTTATCGTCACAGTTTTACCGCCTTAAGCCGATTTTTTGGGCATAAAAAAAGACCATGTTTTTATCATGGTCTGAATTACTAATTATTTAATTGCATGAAAAAAGCACTCTGCTAATGCGGAGTGCTTTTAATACCACATATATTCTACTGTTTCAGGATAACTATCATTCTCAATACATTTTTCAATAGCCTTTATAGCTTTATTAAAATATGTCTTCAAATTAGCTTTGCTATCTTTTTGACAGTATTTATGCTCGATAACTTCATGTTTTTCTATATCATAAATAAATGTTCCAACATCCTGCTTACTATCTTCCGGGAAATACTCCGCTGATATTATATTATTCGTCTTTTTTATTTTTTCCAAGGTTACCATAATATTCATCAACTCCCTTTTGATAATCGTATTTTCTGGTAGCAATAGCATGAGCCTCAGTATGGCTCATATTTTTATTTTCTTTCTTCAACTTCATCTCATACAATTCATGCTCGATTAATACTTTATCATGATCCTTAATATCCTTACCACTCATAAGTCTTTGCCATGATTGTGCAATAGCGCAATCAGGTTCAAAAGAATCATTATTAAATAAATAATCTTTTATGCTCTGTATTTCCGTTTCCGTTTTTCCTATATTATTTGCTATATGTTTGCAATCTGTACTAAATGATTTTATTTCACGATAGTACATTTTAGCAAATGCCGTAGCCTCTTTACTATCAGGGTCCAATATTCTTGCACCTGTTATCATTTTAGCACTTGTATCCACATTTGCAACAGATTTTTTATTGAAATACTTATCAATGACTTCCAATACCTTGTTTGAATATGTCAAATCAGCACCATATTTGGGAGGTAATTCCAATTTAAGTTTAGACATTTTTGCCTGTGTAAATGCCTCGGCAAAAAATTCGTCAACACTTCTACTACTATGTTCATATGAACTGATCCATCTTGATGTATCTGATGTTTTATCAACATCTCTGTGATATTCTCTTTGTATTTTTTTTATTTCTTTCCAAAAATCTGCATCATTAGTAAGGCCGTACTTATCTGCTGCACTATTTGCAAGCGTATGTGCAAATTCATGAACAGCAGTGTTAACATGTGAATCCGATAATCTCATCACTGCACCTGACATATCAACATTACCAGCTGACTGTTTTGCCCCTGTCGTAACTTTCTGAAGCCTTGTCCTGTACTCATTTGACAGGTCTGATATAATTTCCTGCTGTTTTTCACGTAATTGATTTTTATCCTTCCAGTCAAACTGTATTATTTCTCCATTTACATTTGTAGGATTTATTTCATCAATCACTTTCAAATACTTCTCTTTGTATTCCTCAAAGTCAGAAGTCTTATCCAGACCAAAGTATTCCGCTCGATCTTTCAATCGCTGAAGCTCATCATCATCCAGCGCCCACCTTGCTCTCTGCAATAAGCAGCACCGGCAATTACAATCCTCTGCCGGATCTCCAAACATCCCAGGAGCATCTACCTGTATACCACCAGCTTCAAAAGGTTCATCTATTTCACGAATCTGTCCATCAAGCAGTCTATGCAGATCTCTTGTATTGCCATCAAGAGTGGAATCCCACTGCTTCACAATATCCGCACCTTTACTCTTTGCAACCATCTGAGCATCCAGTGCTGACTGTACCTGTATACGATGTCCTTCCGTTCTTGCAATTCGGATAGAGTTGTTATAAGCCTTTTGGAACGGAGTATTTGCCATATGTCTTGAGAGCTTACCAGCTACTTCATTCCATGTTGATCCATTGGCTATGCCTCTTGATACCTCTGCTCTGACCGCTTTCTTAAGATATGTCATATCCTCGCCCATTTTGTCGTAGAGTGACTTACTGAGCTTGCTGTCCGTCTGAATAGCTCTCACAACTGCCGCCTGATCTATCGGCATGATGATCGGAATACCTGTCTGCTGCAAGTCATACATGACACCTGTGTATCCGTCTCTATAGCACTTGGTCAGGTAGTCAGACACAGTTGCATATGAGTTAGACTGCAAGTTGCTTAGAGCACCTTCAAGTTGTGCTTTCAATGCCTCCTGATATTGTTTCTGGTATATGATGCTCTGCAAATTCTCCATGTCAGTTCTTGCAGACAACTCTCTGATCTTCTGCTCACAGTCTTTCAATGCCTGCTTATATGTATTCTTCAGGCTGGCAATAGTTTTTTCCTCGTTATGCAGTTGTTCCTCGATTACTTCTTTCTGTCTCTTGTTCATATTACTCTAACATTGAATCATCAAGCTCGATTGCCCATTTCATGGGTATTCCGCCATCACTCGCAATATACTTTTTTCCATTCAAATCAAATGTATAGTGATCCTCTGAATTTTTATTTATATCGCATCTGTACAATCCGTCTATGATCGCATTCTTATCTTTCAACGGTATTGCGCTCATAAGCACAAAGTTGTCAGCGTATCCATAATAGTTATCCAAATTATAAGTTATTGATGTGCTGTCCGATAATGAGAGCATATAGCTTCCACCTGAAATATATCCATATACAGCTATTTTTTCATCTGTACCAACAACGGATGCCTCACATATACAATATTGTAAGATTGCATTTTCCTCTGTGCCAAATTTAAAAAGTGATGCTCCATTCTTTCCTTTTGAATAGCGCAGTGAAAGCTTCTTTACGATTGGTGAATTTGTAAGCAAAACTCTGCATTGCATATTAGAACCAGTGGTATTTGTTGATGTTGGTTGACCATTAATATATCTCCGAACATCAAAGTAACCTGACACTATCTGACATAGCCAACCATTGTCCGTATTAGTACCCTTATAAAGCAGCCACTTACTACCGCTTGTCATAATCTGTAAATCACAACCTAATGCTGTAGCAATCTCCTGCATCTTCTCATCTGTTATATCGGCCTCATATTCTTCTGCACTTGATCCAAGTGCTGTTTTTACCTTATAAAGTTTTATGACCTTATATCCTAAGACACTCATTAACTCGCCTCCTGTTCTTCCACTGTATACAATCCGTAAATCGCCACTATTCCGCCGGCTGCGGATATAGTCGTATCCACATAACCGCTCACACCGTAACCGGCTGTCTGGATCTTCTTAACATTCTTAGCCATCGTGCTAAACGATGCTGTGCTTGCGGTATCAATTCCTTTTTCAGTGATAGCCTCCGCAAGCAATGTCTTGCCATCACTGACAGATTTTTTTAAATCATTTTCTGTTTTCTGTGTTACATTAACAAATTCTGAAAATACCTTACTTATGGTAGTGCCTAAATAGGGAGAAATAATATTAGGTACAAAATCATTATTTGTTGCCTCTAAACATGTAGTTACCATTGGTTTAAATTTAACATTGCTTAATGATATGCCCTTTTTTACTTTTATATATACAATACCAACTGCCTTATCAGGTTCAATAAGAAGACCATCTGAATACACATTTCCCTGTAAGCAATAGATGTAATATGTATCATTGCTACTACCTTCCGGAGCCCCTAAAACCTTTACTTTCGTTTTTTGCGACGATAACCATCCTGATATAATGAAAGATATGTCGCTTTCAGCAGTTCCATTTAATGTGTATATTCCATTCTCTTTTTTTATTGTCACGCCGTGTGACAATCCTGAACTTGGATCTGTAGTTTGAAGAATATTCACAATCACATCTTTTGTGCTTGCCTTTGTATCAAGCAAACCATCAACTTCTGTGCATTTTCTGTTAAGAGCATCAATGCTTGTTCCTATTTCCTTTACAGCTTTGTCCTGCTCATCTTTTAATTGCTGCAATGACAGACGAAACTGTGCAATTATATCTTTTTCCGTCTTATCATTAGTCACTTCTCCGAATTCAAATTCACAGCCATCGAGAACCTTTCCAACTGCAAGTTCTGTATTGTATTCCTGTGTTATACTTGATTCTTCATTCTTAGTAAAACAGATCACAAATCCAACCATGCCAGGCACTCTGCAAGCTGTAGCACCTACAAGCCATGAAAATGTGATATAATCTTCATCGTCCACAGCTAAGTCATCGACAGCATAACAATCTGTTTCCTTGTCCTCATTCACATAATTGACCTTTATGCTGAACTCAGACATGTCATTATCCTGATAATATCTCGGCATTTTAAAATGCTTTCTTGTCACATTTTTATCATGATATACTCCGAGTATCTTCTCATTTTCCGGAAGTGTAATCTTTCTCAAATTGCTATCTATTTTGCAATATGTAATATTCTCCATCTTTATTCTTCACCACCAGTCTCTACATTTACCTCTTTCAACAGATCCTGCGCTTTTTTCGTATCGTCTTCTTCCTTTGCCGGTAACTTGTCTTTTATCTCCTCATAGTCAATATCTAACCAATCGCAAATAGCCTTAACTACAGTCTCATCATCAAGCACATTTGCAACGCTCAAGATCGTATTAATCTCTGCCTGTCTGGTTTGTGCTTCTGTCAGCTTGATCTGTGCATTTTCCTGCGCATTACTCATAATCTCATGGGTAAACTCAAACCGGACATCCTCAACCTGATAGGCGGTTCCATCCGCATTGTTAATCTCATCTACGACTATCTCAACCAGCTTACGCAGCATCTTCTTGAGATTTTTCTCTATCTTTTTTGCTTTCAGATCCAGAAGTGAATAGGCCGCTTTAATTGCTATATTCGTAGTTGCTGATGTATCTTTAAGCCCGGCGGTGTTTAGCCCCATACCAAACCGGTATATGTTCTTCTCGTCAAGATCAAGCTTCGCCTGTCTTGCCTGATATGGGACATCAACAGTCTTGACATCCACATCTCCATTCTCACCTACACCTATAAGCTTCTTTGTCTTAAGGTTTGTCTGAAGCTCATCAAGATTGTCTCCCTCAAATCCTTTTATTGCATAGATTGGGGAATCAAAGTCAATGAGATTGTTTGACAGGCTTGATGCCATCAAATCATAGTCATCTATGAGGGGCTTAACAGGCTTAAGGCTTGAGAACTGCTTCTTGTTGTTGTCCAGCCGGATAAATGGAATATACCCAAATCCATCAAAGTAAGTAGCATCTTTCTTATCTCCTTGTGTATATAATACATGCGGTCTTGGATTTAGCTTTGATTCATCAAGCTGTATATCTCCACCATCAACCTGAGTATAGAACCATGTTTCTTTTTCATCCCATACCTGTATGCGTTTTATTATCTTTCTGCCCTTGTCGATACGTTCAATGTAATGATATATCGTATATTTGCATCCATCGTCCGCATCCTTTTCTCTGACTTCTATTACATCCAGCGCATCAGCCGCCGCAAATGCCATCTTATCTTTTGCATTTTTGTACGCATACATATATGCCCAGCCCTTTACCTGACTATCTGTGATACAATCTGATAGTTCAGATATAAAGCTATCATTGTTGTTAAAATAGTTATCCATATAGGTCTGTAGCTTCTGATCATCTGCTACAACAAACCGATCACCAGACAGCACATACTGAGTACACTGATCAACAAGCTCCGTAAAGAACGGATGCGATATCCTCACATTGCTCCGTGTTAGATCTTCTACTAACTTGCCATCTGCATTGTAGTAAAACAATCTATACTTGTTTATATCGTGATCTCCGTCATAGTAGCGTTCGCCTGTTCTGGCAAACTGCTTCTTGTCTGATGTTTTGTCATTATCAATCAATACCTTTATTTCATCAGTGGTTAACACCTTTTCCATCTCCTTCATGTTAATCTATATCAGCCATGAACGAGACTTGCGCCATCCCTCAATGCCGTACCTAAGAGCTGCCATTGCATCGTCCATTACTGGTACAGGCTCATCAAGATATTCGCCTGTCTTTTCATCTTTTTTCCATTTCCACTGTTGCAACTCCTTGATCGTGTTTACACAATGAGGGGCTACATATATCCTTCTGCGTACTGTATGGCTTTTATCTGTCACACCTTTCAACCAGTCTATCTGCGCTTTTACAGATCCGTTTGAACCGCCTTTGTTAACCCCCTTGGCTCTATATCCAGCACCCTTCCAGGTCTTTATTCTGTCCGGTTCTGCACTATCACACCACATAATCTTATTAGTTGGGATAGCATGCTTAATTGCCAGCGGTATGATCTCCGCTGTTTCTTTCTCATGCTCATATATCTCATCTATGATGTATATGTTGTCATCCTTAATACCAAGGAGAAGGATGGCATTGGCATGATTAAATCCAAAGTCTTGACCTATTGCTATATCATCGTAATCATTAAGATTCTGAGATACCTCTGCAACTTCCCAGTTGTGCAGAATGAGACCGCCTATCTCACCCCATTCTCCAAGTCCATATATCTGATATCCCTCAGGATCAACTTCTTTCCTGCGCTCCATACGGCGGTGATATGCCGCATCTATGAAGCGATTCCCCAAATATGTGCTGTGATGTGTCAACACATCAGGATCGTATCTATCAAAAAAGACCTTCTTTATCCAGTGGTTTTTGTTCACTGGATTGAAGGTCATTCTTATCTGGTAGAACTGCCCTTGTGGCAATTCTCCACGCAATCTGTCATCTATTATCTCTAGGTCTGCCTGCGTAAATTCAGTGGCTTCTTCAAGCCATACATCCGTAAGTTTACCCCGTGGAAATGTGATTGACTTCAACTTTTCACGCTGTCTATCGTCGTTCATGCCACGGAATATAATCTGGTTTCCGTTATGTTTACATGTAAGGCTCAACGGACTTCTATTGATTTTCCAATAATTATCGACCTTATCTCCAAATATCTTATAAAGAGATCCGGTCAGTTCAGCGAATGTACTATCTCTGTTTGTTATATCAGATTTCCGCATTGCAACAAGGTTTCTGCCTTTGTCCTGCATTAGCCTCAATATGTAATTCTGTGCCGTATCAACACTCTTCCCTGATCCTGCAGAGCCTTTCATCACGATATATCGCTTCTTGCTCCGGTCTACTTCCTTGAACCCCGGATTTGCTTTTATATTAATATTCAATCAGCATCACCGCCGGCATCGTCATCATTGCCATAGTCGATGTTAATGTTGAGATCCGCATCTACATCAGCCTCCACCTTCTCGGTATACAGACCATATCTCTTACCTAAAAGCTCTGCAGCTTTCAAGCGTTCTTTCTCCGATGGTTCTTTCTCCATTGCCCTTGCTTCTGAGCACCCATCACCAGTGCCCTCAACAACTATCTCAGTTGATACGCTTTCACCACGCATCACAGAAGTGAGATACTTAAGGACTTCGTCCTGATCGGCAATTAAGGCTTTTTCTTTCTCGGCCAGTCTATTGTCTATGTACTCCCTCATAGCTCTATTAAATTTTGAACTTGGTTTTTCTTGGCTTTTTTCATTCAGCCAATCACTTGCCTTATATGCTGTTTTCTTTGAGTATCCCGCCCTTATAGCCGCCTGTGTGGCATTAAGGTCAATCAGGTATTCATCACAGAATCTCTGCTGTTTAGCTGTCAGTTTAGCCATAATGTCACACCTTCTTTCTATTACTTCTGTTTCTTTCTCACTCTCTTCGGGATCACAATCTTGTACAGCGGTTTACATACACTCTTTACTTTCACACCCAACTTTATAGTCGGCTGAAGTTTGTATATCTTAGTGCACTTAACCATCACCTTTATCATGGCTATCGGTAATGCCAATCTACCAAGTACAGGATGTATGTATTCAAAACTATATTCAGGCCTCACGACCTCAAACCTTTTAATCTCACTCATATCACACCTCAAACAAAATAGCCCAGTGGCAAGAGATTATCATTCACATTAAAGGGGTGGGAGAGGGTTTGTATAACCACTGGGCATAAAGGAAAGGGACACAACCTATGGCAACGGCTATGTCCCTTATGAATCAATACTATATAATTTTACCACTACAGTATATCACAGTTGCTAGGTGCTATTCGGTGCTAAATGGTGCTATTTGGTGTCAACTTTTCAAAATCTTTATCCGAAATGCCTCAAGAGCAACTCCATGAATATGTTTTGTCCTGTCATATGAATACTTTATTTCAGATGCTATATCCTTTAATGACTTGTACTCTATATACTTCTTAAACAGAATCTTCATGTAGATAGGATTGTTCAAACTGTGGATCTGATTGATCACTCTATGCTTGAGTTCCGCAAATCTGGCATTATCCTCCTGCAGCTCTCTCTCAAAATCAACATACTTCGCTACTTTCACGCTCAATGATTCAGATGCACTTGTCTGTACCTTTTCCTTTGAATAGTCAAATGCTCCCAATCCTATGGCATTGTCTTTAAGGCTATCTAATTCTATCTTCTTCTGCTGTATTTTCGTATCAAGCGTTTCTACCTGTTTCAGGTACTCTTTCGCTATATTCACTATCTTATCACCTCACTTCTGATCTGATCCGTGATGCGCTCCCACTCACGGATGAATCTGAACGCCCATAACGCCGGATATTTCGACCTGCCAAGTTTATCTGATATTTGGCTTGCACGGCTCCAATCCGGATCACTTGCTATTTCTGTTGCAACTCTTGGCATATCTTACACCCCCTTATTGTCAAAAATGTTGCCGATAACTTCTAATTGAAAACACTTATCAATGTCATATAGCGCATTTTGCACATTGCCACTGATATACCAAAGTCCATCCAAAAAATCTATTTCGCCCACACCAGTGTCAATCTGTCCACTACATCCATCATCATCGGTAACAAATACAATATCATTCTCCCAAATCAGTTTGCCGCTCTTGTCTTTCAAGCCTGTGCACTGACAGATAGTATCTGGTCGCACTTCAAATGCAAATGGCGAACCTGCTTTATTGCTTATATACCATTTATTTTCCTTACAATGTAAAAATCCGCTTACCCATTCCCCATTGCAGGTTTTCGCCTTGTATAAGTACCTATCTTTCATCTATTCCACCTCTCTTTCACATCGTTCAAATTCTATTACCCACACCCACGGATTTGCATTCCAACCATAGCGGTCAAGGTCGGATTTCTTGATGGTGGAGTTCCAAATATTTTTAAATTCATCAAAAGCAACTCTTACATAATTTGACTGAAAAAGGTCAATTCCCTCTTTTGTCAAACTTTCACCGGAAATGTCTTGCAACCGCTCCACCCTCACATCCGTAACCTTAAGCCAGATACGTGCGACTTCTTTCGGCATGTGGATGGATGGATGCCATTTCATATTGATTTCTTTTCCATCTTGATAAAACTTCTCTGTATCGGAGTAGTCTGCACGGTAGATATACCGTTCTAATCCTTTGCGCCATGTTTCCCGGACATACAGGATATCATCTGTGTGATATGGTGGATTCCACCTTCTTTTTAGTTCTTCATCCGTGATATCCTCTGGAAGTTTGTATTCATCTCCCCAGTTTTCATATGCTGTTTTACTTGGATATCCCCAGGTACCGCAATCACCCCCTGCGAATGTATAGCACAGTCTGCCTTGCGGCTGTGGCTTTACAATTCTTCTGGTGCAGTTCTTTCTACCGTCCAGAATTGCCCGAACCATTTCCGTGTTGAATAAAATTGGCTTAGTTGACATCTATTCCACCTGCCTTTACAATTTCGATTGCTCTTTTCTTTCTTATACAAACATCTGTGTTCTTTCCGTCTTTTCCCAACTGCTCCACAACCTTATCTACATCATAGGCGGTCTGAACTTCATCAATCTTATCTGCCAACGTTCCCGCTACCCAGTAGCTAGATATAACGTCTTTTTCCTTATCATATGTATTAAAAAGCATATTCTTCACGTCATCCGCATAAATCAATCTCATTTTTTCTACCTCTTAATTCTTTCAGCTTTGCTTCGGCTTCGGATTTTTTCAAAAATACCGACTTGCCGATTTCACTTTCTGCAAAACTTCCTGTGATACTTCCGCTCAAGTTTTCATAATAGAATACGGCTTCTTTTGTTGTAACAGGTTCACAAATGTATTCTTCGCATTCACCAAATGAAAAGGCTGTTATTGTATATGCACAAGGTCTGCCATAGCCATTATCCCATACTGTATCGCCTATCTTGCAAGGTAATTTAACAAGCCTGCCCTGTTCCTCTAACTGCTGATATTCTTTCAGCTCCCCAAGCCATTCTGCAAGTTGTTCATGTTCCTCTGCGCACTTAATGCAATCTTGATTATTTTGTGTTACTGCTACTTCTTTTGCATGTTGTATAGCTGCATCTAATGTCATATTCCCACACTCCTATCTTCTCAGCCTTGCCACGGCTGCATTCCATTCGTTTATAAAATTCAGTACCCACGTAGCCGGATATGTGCATGTCACAAGCTGTTTTGATGTTTCAAATGCCCTTATCCAGTTCGGATTCTGTTTTGCCTCTTCTGATACCTTTGCCATTACTCCTCAACCTCTCTTTCTGCCATAAGCCAGTTCAATGTACATTCCTGGCAAAACTTATCATCCTTGTGGCATTCTACTTCATCAAACCCTATCTCATTCGGGCACATTACAATCTGCGCAAGATCTGCATCACTGAGCGACCGGATATAATCTCCGTTTGTCATTGGCTCATAGTTATCCGTCGCATTCTTGGTACAGTGTGCGCATGGTTCATCTGTTTTATATCTGCTCTGTTATTTGCATGTCTCACAGCTCTTATCCTGTACTGGTACTATTTCCATCGAATCTCTCCTCTCCTGATCATCTCAACAATATCTATTCTGGTGAAGCTCTCCCGGTAGCCGTATTCGCTCTTCATCACTATGTGATGATCGTGAACCTCCACAATGGTCCATTTCTTCCATGTCATGATAAAATTCCGCCCACTGGTGGTTTCTTTTGTATGGATCCGCACGACCTGCCCCGGTCGGCAGATCATGTTGTATGTAATTTCTATCTCAAAATTTGTCATGTTGTTTCTCCTTTATCTATTCTATACAAAACACAGTTGCCCATTGTCATCCTCTCCTATCCGTATATTTGGCATTCTTTTTCTCAAGCAAAGCTCTGGTAAATTTGCTCTTACCATCGCCGCCGGTATAGGTGGGCAGACTGCATTTCCACATCTCTTAACCTGTTCACTTCTTGAATATGTCTTACCTGTGCTGTCATGATCTATGATGTAATCATCCGGAAACCCTTGGCACCCATATAACTCCTTTGGCTCAAGCATTCTGAGACCAATGTCCACTATCTGATACTCAACACCTTGGATTGTTACAAGGCCGAACCGGTCTCTTGATGTCACTGTATCAAGCGGCTGTTCTATATCTTGACCTGTACCCTCTCCGTAGTATTTAATCAGGAATGCTCTGACCTCTCCAAAATGTCCGGCTGATGTTGTCACTGTATGCAATGGCTCTCTCTCATCCTGTCCTACCCCTGTCTTGTAAAACTTGCTGAGGAACGAAGTCACAAGGCCATATCTGTTTGAGCTGTCTACTGTCATGATCGGATTCTCTATACCTTGACCTCTTACCTCATCTGAATTGGTCTCCGAATGATATTGAATAAGTGTAGGACTTATTAGACAGTGCTCATTCTTGCTGACAATAGTAGTAAGTGGTTCTCTCACATCTTTGCTACGATCTGCAGAGAATCCAGTCTGACCTATCTGAACCATATATGGTTCTACAACTCCATATCCGTGCTTCCCTGTAATCGTCGGCATTGGATCTCTTATGTCCTGTGGCTTTCTATCGCCGCCATGATTGCACTGGATGATGAACGGCTCCGGATTATCCAGAACGAACTTCTTCAGCCCTCTTGCAATCCTCTGCATAGTCTTTGGTGCAAGCGGCCTCACCGCCCGGATGCCATACTTCTCCTTGATCTCATCTGATGTATCAAAGATACTCGGACAAGGTAAGCTGAAATCAAGCTGTGTATACGCTCCAACATAAGGTTTGAGCAATCCCGCCTTGACCTCTTCACTGTCTGCTGGCGCATGTGTAGGCTTTGGCCACATGATAGGTACACCATCGCACCTTGCGATCATAAAGAATCTCTTTCTCTTGGTCGGTGCTCCGTAGTCTGCCGCCACAAGCTCTCTGAACTGTACCTCATATCCCAGCTCATTGAGCTGCTTTACAAATTGCCTGAATGTATCTCCTTGCTTTGCCCTTATCGGATGATGTCCTCTGTTGAGCGGTCCCCATGTCTTGAACTCTTCGACATTCTCAAGCATAATCACTCTCGGTCTCACAAGTGCCGCCCATCTGCATGCTACCCATGCAAGCCCTCTGATATTCTTATCCTTTGGCTTGCCACCCTTGGCCTTTGAAAAATGCTTGCAGTCTGGTGAGAACCAGGCAAGAGCTACCGAGTGTCCCTCACAGGCCTTCACAGGATCAACCGCCCACACATTCTCACAATAGTGCTTTGTGTTTGGATGGTTGACCTTATGCATCCTTATGGCTTCCGGGTCATGGTTAATAGCTATATCAACACTGTATCCTGTTGCCATCTCAATTCCTGTTGATGCTCCACCACCACCGGCGAAGTTATCAACGATAAGTTCTCCGTTTATCATGGCTGCACCTCCGGGTAATCATAAATATTCATCTGTACCGCTGGTTCATCTTCCCATGCGACACCTATGTAATCTAACACTCTTCCCCAACCGAACTTCTCACCAGTCTTCGGATCCGTGCAGCACCGGTACATGTAAAACTCCCATTCCTTTTGATTCCGTTCTCTGAGCCTGTCAAACCTGTGCGGTCGTTCTTCCATGTGAATTCCAAAACCACACATGCTGCAACCTGTACGCTGCGCTCCTGTCGTTCTGAGATTGCCGTGTCCATCATCCTGTATTTGTCCATATATAGCCGGTATGATCGCTTCAACCGGCTCGTAAGGTATTGTGTTGCCAGCCTTATCCTTACTGTATGGCTGCTCATAATAAAGCTTTGCAAACACATCTGTATGTGCGTGATACCAAGTGTCCATCTCCTGAGCAAGTCTCAATATGTCATTTCTGAGGTATGGTGCAAATGGTGCTGATCTCATTACTGTCTTGCCGTAATAATTACACCCATGATCTGTGAGAGCTTCTTCTCTCTGACCACCTTCGGATGCCATCATGCCAAGGAACGGATGGCTTGAATGAGCCTTAGCCCAGTCATCGCATGGCTTCTCTTTCAGCCAATAGCAACAATCATTTGACACCTTGAAATTTGGCTTGTAATACATAACACCTTCATTCTCGTTCTCATATCCTCCGAACAGGTTAAGCCACTTCTGTGGCAACTTCATGCGGCTGTTCTTCTGAAAGTGCCCCAGCTCTCCACATTCGCCTGTGATTATTGCATGTCTGACTGTCTTATTGTTCTCTGTCGGATTCTGAAGCAGTGCTATCTTACCCGCTATCCTCTTGCTGATAACCGGGAACCCAACTTCATTGAGCACCTCAACTTTTGTCTTGAGTGGGTTCAGGATTGTCACTCCAAGAGCTTTATGTACCCGCTGTATACTCTTATCTTCCAGGGATGATACTGATACTGCCGGAACGTTGATGCCTATCGACTTCAGAAATACGTGTAGTGTAATACTGTCAAGACCGCCAACACTAACATGGGCTGTTTTGTCTCGCATCTGCATCTGCTCCATGAACTCTTCAGCTCTAAGTCTGGAGCGCCGCACCTTAACTTCATACGGCTGGTTCTGGAGCATTATCATTTTCTCCCTGGCTTCTTTCTTGCGCTTTTTGTATTCCTCTAAGCCCTCGTCCGGGCTGTCAAGTTCGCCGTCCTCTCCAAAAATTCTCGTTATTAAGTCTTCGTTCATTCACTTCTCAGGAACCCGCTATAGCATTACCCCGGCCGGAGGTTCGGCTCCTTTCTTTGATTTATTTTTTCAGTTTGTCTGCGACATCATCTAATATGTAACATGCAGTCCATACAATCTGGTCTGGAAAACCACACTCTCTGAATCCTTCAAGTACCCTCTGCCTAAACTCATCGATTGCCTGTTCTCGGATGTTCCTAATATTCAGCTCAACTTCCTTGAACTTCTCATTAACCATCTTCTGTAAATCACCTTTATCGATGACTACCTGTGCAATCAAACTGCCCTTCCGGAGTTCTTTCAACTTCTCAAGCATATCTGCGATCTCTGTATGATACTGTCTGTTCAGTTCAATAGCTGTATCATCTGCATCTTCCAATCCAGCATGTTTTGCTTCCCATCTCTCATGCTTTATAGCTTCGTCAATCTCCATCCGTTACCTCCTCAAAATCATATGATCCGCATAAGGGGCATATAGCCCGGTACTCATATGCCGGCTGTCCATGATATTCACCCATGCACTCTCTTTCCATGTCCGGCTCTTCGAACTCTGCCTGACAGTCAATGCATTTATACATCTTCACCGCTCCAATCTAATCTCTGACCGCATCTATTGCAATAATCAGAAAATTCTCCACAACACCAAACATTATCGATTTTGGATATAATCTTTCGATGGCACACAGGACAGCCATAATTGATATGATCTCTATTAGGATACTTAAATATAGTTATTTTCTTCGGCATCTGCTTTTCAAGTGCCTGTATTGCTATGTCATAGGCACTGCTCAAATCATCAATATCCTGCGCAATGTCACACTTTCCGCAATTCCTATCACAATGCCCATTGATGCAACTCTTTTCAATCTGTATCATCTTTTTTGCTTCATCAATCGTCATTTATCTTCTCTCCCTTCCAACATCATCATGCTGTTGCTCTGTATCTTCTGTATCGCACTTCTAAGCCTTGCAGGCATCAGCGCATCCTTTTGCTTCCGCTTTGCAAGCTCCTCATAGACCATTCTGAAATTTGCCCGGTCAATGTCGATATTCTCACTCCTGCAAATATTCACAAATCCGCCGATCTGTGTCACTGTCCTTGCGGTCAGATCATCAAGTGTCATCATTGCATCCTGCAGTCTATATGATCCATACATTCTGATCGCATGTAATACGGTCTCCCATGCCTCACTCCATGCCGGTATCTCTCCCTGTCTTACCTCACAGCACATCTGACGTATCTCTGCGATACTTGGGGACCATTTGTTTGTTGATACCCATTTGTTGAGTGCTGTCTCTGCCACATCATACGGTAGATCCTGAAGCTGTCTGTACCAGAGTTCCATTGCCGGTCTGTTCGGCAGTAGATTCTCTCTGGGGTAGTATGTTTTCAAGCCCATTGCAAACTTTGCAAACTCCTGTTCCGTCATTTTGCTTTGCTCCTCTCCACTTTTCACACCTGCCATGCATCTGACGGATCTCGTCTATGTACGAATTATCAAGATCACAGACATGTAATACTCTGCTTGTATCTGAAAGCGTACAGGTCTGGTTGTGTCTGCAGGTGTTACATCGTTTATTTTGTTTCATGCTCATGTATGATCTCCTGTTTTGCTTTCTCGATAAGCTCATTCAAAACTGCCTCTCTCTGCTCATCGACCTGATCTGCTATGCCGAATAACTCTGCCAGTGCAGCAGTTGTGATCTGAGCCCATGCGATCTGCTCTGCAAGTGTATCGTTCATTTCTGCCACTTCACTTCTGGCTTCTCTCCTAGTCGTCTCATTGTTCCACCACCAGGTAAATACATTGATCAATAATGCAAAGCATGAAATACACTGTCTGACCAGACGACCCTTGCCATAGTGTCTTGCGATCAACTTAATCTTTCTTGTTGCTGAATTATCAATCTCTTTCTTCATCTGCGAATCCTCCCTTTTCTGCTCGTTCCTGCGCCCATTCAGCCATCATCTTGTATGATTCATCCAACTGATCCGCTACCCGGTTGTTCCCGGAATAATTTGTCTTTGATGTCGGTGCTGTATTTGCATAGTTATCATCAAGGACCTTTGCCATGTTGGTATCCTTTAACAGCCAGTCAAATGTGGCTATCCAGTTTCTGTTGTTCTTGCCCTTCAAGAAGTCCGACGATTCAGCTTTCTTGAACATTTCCTCAAAATCATCAAATGTGTAATGATTAAGCCTTGCCTTGATTGCCTTTTTTCTAGCATCTGATAAACACTTAACAGCCGGGAGCGAAGGGCAATGGGCATTGTACATCTGGACAATGCAGTCATAGTCGATTTTCTTTTCTTCTACTTCTTTTATCTCCCTCTTATCTCTTTCTTTATCTTCTTCTCTTTCTTCTTCTGCATCGTCTACAAGACATCTCGTAGAATCTACGGTAGAATCTACAGTAGATTCTACAAAGCTATCTACAGTAGATTTTTTTGCTTTCTGTTTATCTCTCCATCTTGACTGAGCCATTCGCTTACTTTCTCTTATCTTATCCATGCCCTCAGTGTTCTGGTGTTCCTGCCATCCGGCAACCGTTATAAAATCACCAGATCTAATGATCATTCCAAGCTGTTCAAGAGATAAAATAGCCTGTTTTACGATGTTTTCCTTAAATCCAAGCTCATCAGCAAGCATCTTGGTTGTGTAAGGAATGTCCTCTGTAAGAAAGATTCTTCCATCAGAATTGCATTTTCCTGCCATTGTGAGTAACATAATCCAAATAAGAACAATATTGTTTCCATCCGGCAGTTTTCTCAAATGCTTGATCTTTCTATTGTCAAACATTCCGGTTGTAATCTTTATCCACTTCACATCTGCCATTCTGGTCACCCTTTCTTGCATACTCCCTGAAAGCCTGCTCATTCTTCTGCCGCATCTTCCGCACACATCTGTTACCGGCAAGCCACGGATTTGCCGCCTGTATCTTCTGTCTTGTGCGTCTCACTGTCTCGGTTGTTGGTAAGCCGAACTCTGACAGATGCAGGAAGAACTTTGGCACAGAAACATGATCAATATTGTATCCATGCTTTTCTCCAATCTGCTTACATACGAGATAGTACAACCGGTTGTCACTACTTCTTGCTGCTATATCTTTTTCAAGGACTTCATAAACAACATCCTGTGTTGATATCAGCTCTTTTTTCTTCTCTTCAATGAGGTCTGTCATCATACCCTCTATACCTCCTTTATTCGTATTCCATAACGGTGGAGCATCAATTTCCGCTTAATCACATAATCTTTCGTTTTCATGCCCTTGGTGTCCTCTACAACTATGTAATCACCCTCTTTGTAGACAAAATCGGCAACATAGTAGCAGCTCTGTTCTATGACCTTACCGGGCTTATATTCGCCCTTATGAGGCCCAGCCTTGTACATTTCAGTCGATTGTTCTCTCTGTCTCGGTATAAGCTCGTATCTGACCTGTCTCTTGAGGTCTGTGATCTCTCCTGCTTTCTCAAGTAGCTTAAGCTCCATGTACCGGTTTGCTTCTTTCTTGGAATCAAATAGAATCCCATCGACCTCAACCTTTTTATTCCTGTACTTTCTGTCCAATGATGCTTTCTTTATCCACTGTGGATTCATCAATCAATGCTCCTTTCTCCCTGCCACCGGATCAGCGGCAGGGCTATATACAATGGCTTATACTGTGTGATGTGTGTATCTGCCATGAACAAGTATCATTTATGAAAACAGTGCAGCGGCGGCAGGATTCTGCTGTGTAGTCTGCGACTGTTCAATAACAGGTGTTTCTTCCTTGCCCTGTTCCGGTTCCGGTTTTGCTTCCGGTTCTGATGCAGTGGAATCAACATATTCCTCTGTATCATTTTCCACATAGGTCACATTTCCATCTCCATCCATAGTGGTCATATCACGCTCAAATGCGCTCTGAAGATCAATACTCATAACACCCCACTTGGAAATTAACTGACGGAGCATGGTCTTGTAAGCCATGCCATCAAAATTCTTGTACCAGAATGATGAATACATCCACGAATCTCTCGGATCATAATTACCGGCTTCATAGTCAGCAAATGACACCTTTTCTTTCTCGCCATACTTTGTGTTAATCTTTACAGCATCCTTGCTGAAAGCCTGTGAATACTTATCAGCATGTGCAAGCATCTGTGCCTTGCTCCAGTACATCGTCTTTCTGAATCCATTTACCAGCTCAAACATGGCATAGTAGCCGATTGTCTCAGCTTTCTCACGCTTGTCCCAGTCATCGACCATCAGATTAACCTTGATGTCCTCATTCAGCGGATCGAAGTATTCCAGCTCACCTTCCTTAATTGCCACGACATTCAGCCGCTTATACTGGCCGGATCGGATAGCCAGCTGGATATATCCCTTGTATCCCATCTGGAACTGAGCTTCCTTGACACCAGCTTTTGTATTGTTGAATGGGACCATGTAATAATGTCCGAGCTGTGGAGATGGCGAAAGCTGTAAACTCTCACCAAGAAGTGCTGCTGAAAGAATCGACTGATTTGTGCACTCCTGAAGTGTAGGGTTGGTGTTATATGCTGATACGATAGCAGAAATGAAACGCTGTCCATTCTTACCACCAACTACCTGATTAATCTGATTTTTTATAGCATCCTGTGTAAGGTATGCTGTAATTCCCAAATTCTGCTGTGCCTTGCTTTTTTTCACTAAACTATTATTAACTGCCATTATTTGTCCTCCTCATTAAAGCTAAAAAGTTCATGTAACAACTGATTCTCTTTTGCAACACATGGTGGATAGTTTTTATATAAGAATCGTGTGTATCCTGCCAAAACAGCAGCTACCTGTGATTCTACTTCATCCTCAGAACCTTCCATTCTCAATTGATTTCCTTTTACCTCTATCATGCTTTTTCCTCCTAAATAGCTTTAAATTCTATGTTTCTCTCTGCAAACCACAAGTTAAGTTCTTCGCCCTGCTTCTCTGTCATTATGGCTTCAAATCTCACAGGAAACTTCGGCTCACTCTGCACCGGTTCTGGCGGTGTCACAGCCTGCTCATGCGGTTCTGTCGGTACAATTACCGTCTGTTCTTCTTTGATCTCCTGTGCCTTGCGTTCTTCCTCTGCCTTTCGTGCCTCTTCTGCTGCTTTCTTTTTAGCCGCAGCTTCAGCCTTTGCCTTTGCAATTTCCGCCATTCTCTGTGCCTCTTTGATGGCTTTATTTATATCAAGTGTCTGCTTGTATACCTCTGTCGCCTCAAAGCCAAATTCCGGCAGATTATGAAGTGTCAGCACATCATCACCAATCTGGTACATTCTTGACCGCATCTGCTCTTCAATACTCTTCATTGATACCGAAGCATTAAGCCACTTCGGATCCCAGATCTTCTCCAACGTGACAAAATTCTGAAAACCGATAGTCGCAAACAACTCTTCAATGGCATTCTGCTTATTCGCTTTCTTCTGATCTTCAAATTCTTTCACCTGCTTGTCGATCACAGCTATAGGTTTGTCTATAATTCCAATGATCTCATTAACCTGTGCTTTAAATTCATTGAATGGCTGCATATACTCTTTTTCTCTCCGTATACGTTCATCATTCAATGTCTTTTTCAGCTTGTTAAGTGTTGCTCTGTCTGCCTTGGCATCCTTAACCTGATCATCTGTATATACAAGCGTCTCGTAAAATGAGACCTTGGATGTAAGCTCAGCTTTGAGCTCCTCATAGTTAAAATCAATCTTTTCCGGTATTGCTACCTCATTCACTCTTAATTCCATGTACATCCTCCCACCATAGCCAGTTCATACTGACCATCTTTGTTTATTTTCATCATGCTAATGATCCGGTCTGTCTGTTTCTGTCTCTCCTCTTCACAGTCGCATCGCTCTCCCGGATCAAGATTCGCTCCACAGTTACTGCAAATTCTGTAATACATTTTTCTCTCACCCCTTTACTATATTTCCGGTAATTTCAGTGCCGGTGCTTTTTTCATCTGTACATGCTCCCAGAACTTTGATTCTTCCTCAATCAGATACTTGATATCTTCTTCAACCTCCGACCGTTCTATCGGATAATGTCTTGTCTGTAAGTACACATTCTCTCCATATACAGATTTAAGCTGTGCCTTAAGTACAACGTAGTCAAACTCTGTAACCATTAAGTAATGCAGCACCTGTATGTAATAGTTATCCGGTATCCTGTGATCCCACTTTTCTTTCTGCATGGACTGTAAGATATTCGTGGTCTTACATTCCCATATGCCTTTACGACCATCCTGATCTATGAGCCAGCCATCAAGAGATGCATGCGCCCACGGATACTTGTCATTGAACCAGATGTTATTTTCTTCATAACACACCTGGTATTCCGGATAGTCCAATTTGAACAATTCTCTGAGAAGCGGCTCAGCTTCTGTTCCATATTTCACATATGGCTTATCCGATATATCCACCGGTTCAATTCCATATGCTTTTTCTTTCCAAAGCTCCACATTGCTTTTATATGGGTTCATTCCCACAATAGCCGAAGCATCCGAACCACCTATCTTTGTTCTTGCCTTGAGCCATTCTTCATGGCTTGATAACACTTTCATCTCAACCATGCTTTTCTCCTGCCTACCAGATAAGGGAGTGTCAGCAGCACTCCGACAAATGCCTGTCCAAGGTGCGCATACCATGGTTCAATGATCTGCATATCCATGGCGAAAGCAACTGAGTTTGCTGCTCCGAAGATCAGGAATAAACCAATAGCACACATGGTATAAACCGCATATCTGCACATCTTCTTTTTCTTCATTTGCTTCACTATCCTTTCTCACTGTGCATCCTGCAACACCGTCCCACCTTCTGCAACTTTCTTAGGATTGAACGGTGGTACTCTTCTGCCGGCTTTCAATTCTTTGCGGTATCGCATAAAGTCTACAAGCGCAAGATAGTTGACATAGGTCACACCAAAACCATCCAATATGGTGTATTCACTGTATCTTCCTTTTGCAATGTATATCGCCAGCTCCGATAATCTGTTACATACCGTTCTTATCGATATTCCAAATGCTTCAGCAATCTCAGCTTTTGTCATATATGGACCGGCTTTTACATATCTAATTCCTGTTATATCCATTTCTTACCTCTCCTTTCTCTTGTCGTCCTCGTTATTTCACCCTATAATTTCCGTAGGTGCTACCAACACCAATTCATACGAAAGAAGGTGAAACTATGTCAAAAGATTCCTTTAAAGATGCCTTGACAAATATTGAAGACATTGCACTGGCTTACACAGTCAAGACATCAACTGCCACAACACCTGAACAGTTTCTTGACGATTATGTAAAGAATAAAATTTCATTTACTGAAATCAAGAAACAACATGGTGATAAGTGGATGATCTAAAACTCGAATCTGGCAATTGATTTAAGAACCTCTTTTGTCACATCGAGTAGGTGTAGTGAGTGCTTTACCGAGTATTTCTTTGCTCCAAGTACTTTTAAGATGTCCTTGATAACGCACTCCTCGCCGTCATACGTTTCCGACAATTCACAGTTCTTTGCGATATAATAGAAAATTATCTCCTCGTCAGTGAGAACTTTCCTCACCTCAGAGAATTCTTCTATATCTTTCGTTTTCTCTGCTATGTCTACCAGCTTTGAATTTATGCTGTTTATCATGCCTCTCCTTTCTATCACTTTAAGTGGATTTCTTGGGCAAAAAAATATAGTCTAGTGGCATCTTATATAATCTGGATAGTGTATCCAGTATAGCAAAAGATGGCGTAACTATACCTTTTTCCCAGTTAATCACAGTTTTTTTACTCACTTTAAGCTTTTTCGCAACATCTTCCTGTGTCATTCCAGCATTTACCCTTGCTGCAGCTAATGTAATCTTAACACTACGCAACTGTTATCATCTCCTTTCACATATCAGAATACCATCACTTTAAGTGGATGTCAACACTAAAAGTGAATTTTTTTCATTTTTAGTTGATTCAAATTCCCTTTAGGTGTATAATGAGCATTGCAAGGAGGTGTTGATATGCCATACGAGGAATTTAATAAATTATTTGCTAAAAATCTACGATATTACTTAAATAAAAATAATATGACACAGGCTGAACTTGCAAAACGCTTAAATGTTGGAACTACATCTGTATACAACTGGTGCAACGGTATTAAATCACCAAGAATGGATAAAGTAGATGCCATGTGTGATATATTCAACTGTAAAAGATCTAACCTAATTGAAGATAAAGAACATGTTGAAGAAAATGAATATTATCTTGATCCGGAAACAGCTAAAAAGGCACAGGAGATTTTTGAAAACAAGCAACTCTCTCTTCTCTTCGATGCCGCAAGAGATGCTGAACCGGAAGATCTTGAAACCGTTCACACAATGCTCATGGCTCTCAAGAATAAAGAGAAACGATAATGTACAAAAAACATCCCACGGTATTTGTTATTGTATCTACGACTATGTTACAAGGGGGATGAGTTAATTGTATGATATAAATGTACAGATGATGGATCTGAAGACTACAAAAGTTAAAGAAACTGTTACCTGCAATGAAGATGGTTCATATACTATCTTTCTTAATACACGATTCACACAGGAGCAGCTTAACGATGCTTATATCCATGCACTCAACCATATCATCAGAGCGGACTTTGATAAACACACTAGCTCTGTAGATACAATTGAGGCTTATGCGCATGGATTAAATAAAATTCTATAAGAAAAAGGGGGATAGTCTTACCGATATACAAACAGGTATATCACATATTGCGGATTATAAATTTTATTTACATCAGGAGGGAAAAAATATGACATGTCCAAATTGTGGTAGTCAGAATGTTAATGTTCAAATTGTACAGACAGGAGGAAAGACAAAGAAACACGGAAATGGTGTTGGTGGTCATATCAACAATACCGCAAGATTCTGGGTTGCTGTATGTACATTAGGTATATCAAATATATTCTGGAAGAAATCAAAGGGATCAGAAAAAAGCAAAGTCAAAAATGAAACCATGTGTATATGCCAAAATTGTGGAAATACTTGGAAAGCATAATTGACAGCGAGATAACAGTAAATTATAATAACCACATTAAGCCTATAGGGCACGAATTGTTGTTATATCTACAGACCTCGCAGAAATGCGGGGTCTTTTACGTTACATTTAAAATAGTTCAAAACAAAAAGTCCAGAGCGTTGTCACTTCCCTCATACCGGGAGGACGTTGCTAAGGACTTGTTAAAAATCCCCCAGATGCTACCAACACCTGAGGGAAGTTACCCACAAACCGAAGGCTTATGAATAACGCTCTAAGCAAGCTACATTATATCACAAGCCTTCTCATTTTGATAGGCTTATTTTTTATGCCTATCTTTAGATAGGAGTTGATATTATGTGGTCAGAAATACAAAAAAATGGAACTGTAAAGTATTGTGAGCGGTACACAGATCCGCTCACGGAGAAGGTTAAGAAGGTCACTGTAACGATGCAAAAGGCATCACCGCAGAATAAGAACAAGGCGACGAGGATCCTCAATGCCAAAATCGATGCTGCATTGGATTCAGTATATGCAGATAAAAAGACTACTTTAAGAGAATTGCATGACGTATATTCCGCAGCTCAATGCGTGACATATAAGTTATCTACGACCAAACGAAATAATATAATAATCAATTCTGTTCTTGATATCTTAGATGAAGATGCTATTGTCAACAATCTATCAGCTCAGTATGTAAACAGTAGATTCCTTGACAGTGGTAAGAATATATCAACGCTTAATACATATATTACGAGATTTAAAGCCATGCTTAATTGGGGATATAAAAATGACTACCACGATAATTACCGGCTTATCAGTAAACTTGAATTATTCACAGATCAGACACAGGAGGAAAACACACAGAGTAAATATCTTGAACCAGCCGAAATCACAAAACTACTTGAATATATGCAAGATCAAAATATGTGGCATTGGTATTATGTCACTGAATTTCTTGTCCTGACTGGACTGCGTTTTGGAGAGCTTGCGGCGCTCAAAGATACTGATGTAAGCTTGCAAGACCTCACTATTCACATAGATAAAACATATGATTCAAATAACGATGTGGTTACTACTCCTAAAACGGATAATTCTATCAGAGATATTCACATTCAGCCGGAATTGATTACTGTAATCAAAAAGATACGATTATGGAGGAAAGAAAAGATGTTAGAGCGGAATCTGTCAACGACCCTATTTATTCCAGACATCTCTACCGGATCATATATATCATATGCTGCGTATGATAATTATCTAAAAAGAAAATCTAAGCTTGTGCTTAATCACCAGATATCGCCTCACAAGCTACGCCACACACACGCCTCTTTACTTGCTGCAAATGGTATGACTCCAGATCAGATTGCAAGAAGGCTGGGCCACGGTCGTAGCGATGTCACTCAGGACATATATATACATGTCACTCAGCAGGTCGTTGCGAATGATAATAAAACTATTGATTCAATAAATCTTATCTCATAGTTTTAGTATTTTGCCCCTATTTTGCCCCTACGGCATATTTTAAGGTAAAGAAAAAACCCTGAAACCCTTGATTTCTCTTAGGTTTCAGGATTTTTCTTCAATGCCGGCGACCGGAATCGAACCGGTACGGGAGGTTAGTCCCGCAGGATTTTAAGTCCTGTGCGTCTGCCAGTTCCGCCACGCCGGCATGTCCTTTGGACAATGGGACCTACAGGGCTCGAACCTGTGACCCTCTGCTTGTAAGGCAGATGCTCTCCCAGCTGAGCTAAGATCCCATATATAATTTTGCGCTTTCGCAAGCGACCCGGATGGGGTTCGAACCCACGACCTCCGCCGTGACAGGGCGGCGCTCTAACCAGCTGAGCCACC